CTATAATCTTATCATAAACTTTTTTTTGTTTCTCGGTAAGATCTTTTCGTTCAGCAGCAGTTATCTTACGAAAACCCTCGTTAAACTTTGCACGGGCTTTATCTTCATCATCAAGAGCCATCATCTACACCTTATAGTTTGCTTTGCGTCCGCGACAGGCTTTGCCGCCGTATCTCATAGCTTTTCTTTTTGGTTTTGCTGTACCACCGTATGCCATTTCTTGCTTTTTTGGTGGGATGAGTTCGTTTTTCAACTCTACATATGACATATCAGGATTCCTGTCTATAAAACTTAAAATGCCCATTGCGTCGTCGGGAGATAAGCCACGACCTTTGAACATCTTATTCATTGTGCTGCCGTGCTTCTCGTACAAACGTTCGAACCTCATGTCCAAACCTTTTATGCCAAAGACGTATTTATTTGACATAGGATTTTCAGCCATCGATCACGACTTCCTTTTTTGGTGGCAACAGGACTACGCCGTGTACTGCCGTTACGTTGTGGTTGATTTGTTCCTGCTTTGCTACGCCGACGCGATTCAAGAGCGACTCAGCAGCTTTGAGGCGCAGGTCGTCACCTCTTTCCGGGGCGGGGTTGTCGATTGTATCGACTAATCGGTTTGCGGCTTTTAGTGCGTTGGTTGCCAAAACCGACTTGGTGCGTTCGATGATCTCATCTGCAAGAGTAGACTTGAGCCATGCGGCAGAACCCCGCGAGTACCCTGCATCGAGGGCTGCTGCGGTGACTTGACCACCGTTTTCAAATAGCAATTCGAGGAACCGCTCCTGTTGTTGGGTCAGTTCCTTCTTCTTGTGTGTCTGGGGAAGTAGATTCATCGTTGTTTTCCGAAACCGACTTGCAACGCCACTTCACATCTACAGGAAATAGCTGTTGTGATACCACGAATTCTTCCATTTCGAATATTCGTGCTTTGCATTGCTGTTCGGTGAGGTAAGGACCGCGTGTATCTCGTATTTCTACGCACGTATCCGGTGAAACCGACAAGCAGACAAGCAACCAAGCCTCTAACATTTCGGTTTCCTACCCTTTTGTTGATGTGGGTGGTTTATTTTGTAGCCTCACGCCCCAACTGTTAAAGTTAAATGGGTTTTTGGTGGGGTGTGCTACGTAAACCTCTGCCCACATCACAAGTATACTGTCTATAGCTATGTAAGTCAACAAGAATATACCCATAGATTATCTTTTTTACTAAAAAAATTAAATTTGCCTACGAATTTTGTTGACAAATCGGAAAATTACCTATACAATGAGGTTAAGACCCTCAGGGAAATAACCCAATACCCCCCCAGCTACCCCTACACGTCGGTTTCATACCCCTTCGGGATACCCCGTTGGGGTCTTTTTTTGTCTGAACCCCGCCGGGGTAACCTGCCGGGGCACCCCTACACGTCGGTTTCATAACCATATCGGTAACCCCTCAAATATAAAATTGCTGTCGGGATTGCATAGCATACGTAGGGGGGGTGGGGTGCCCCTTGCGCCCCCGCCAAGCCACATTTTTATCTTTCCCCATCGGTGATGCCGTGGCGCACCCCGAAACCAACACCCCACACAAAACCGACTAGTTAATGCCCCGCCGAATATATCCCGCTCACACGCGCAACCCGCGTAATACCGTTTGCCATATTGGTAAACCTACAGAGGTTTGGTTGATGTCACATATACATACAAAAACAAACACACCCGCCGCCGGATTTATCCCGCAATATCAAACCCTAGCCGCATGTTTTAAGAACGTGGCAAAAAAGAACCCCGCCAGACTAGCTAGACGGGGTCAAGTGGGAGGAATACGTCGGTTTCGTTACTGCCGGAAATCTTCTTTTGCAAGATCCCACAGTGCCGCAAATAGGCACCAGCAAGCAATCAAAACCCATGCCAGCAATACCAGCATGATCACACTAGAAAAGGTCATGACTGGTCATCCTGCTTCATGGTCAAGTTGAGGCGGGCAACCGTGCGCGGGCTGTCGCTGGCAAATGTGTAATGATCAAAACCCATTGATCGCAACATTGCCTTGAGCGTTTGGGCCTGTGCTTCTAATGCTTCAACCGATTGCAAGATCATAGCTTGTTCTTCTGTGGTCATCACAACCATTCTTTTTGACTGGCTGTCGAAATCATCCTGCTTCATATCAATTGTGGTTTTCATCTCGTCGGTTCCTTCTCGTCGGTTTCAAGTGAGACTGGCAACACCGCGCCGCCAGTCCCCATATTATTAGTCGGTTTCGAATTAGCTGGCAAGCCGATATTTTGGCAAGCGATAACCGACACGGTTGCAAACAATGGTATAACCATGACCCCGCAACCTATGGATGGCATTTTGAACCGCCTTATTATCGCATCCAGTCTCGCGGCAAAGCGTGTTGATATTGACGCCATGTTTACGGCTGGCAAGCGTCCGATAGATACGGGCAAGCGGGGAATTCGCACGGAATGGTCGCTTATCTTTGCCCCGCTGCCCCCGCGTTTTTGGCTGCGCTTGGTTGATTGCTTCCCCGTGCATACCAGTCTGGAAATCAAACTCAGCCTTAAACCGCTGGTATAAGTCCTGCTTTACGTCGGCACGGACAGCAGACACAAGCTGGTTGCACAATTCAGTGATATGTTGGTTGTTGGTTGTCATTTTTCGGTTCCTTTCCCGTGCTGTTAAATAGCAAAAAATATGGCAATAAGTGACAACAGCAAAATCACTAACGCCAAACGGTAAATAACAATAAAAAGCTTCAAAACTTCGGTCATGTTATGCCGCCAGCCCCTCAAGATATACCCATGATGGGGACGTGATAACGGTTCGCACGTCTTCATTTCGTTTACGCTGAACCATATGCTGGCTGGCTGTGTTCTTACCAGTCTGCCGGTCAACACCGTCTGCCCCAGTCCATGTCACGTTTGTATGGGTTGCCCAGTGGGTCAGAGCATTATAGGCCGCCCACATGGTCGCGCCCAGTTCCTGCTTTTCCGCGTTGAATTGATGCATCAGGTAATTGAACAGCCGCTCGTTTACTGGCTTGGCGTGGCCTAGTTCCGCCGCCGCCCCAGTCTTATAACAAACAGTCTGCGCCAATATTTCACCGAATGATTCATCGGATAATTTGGCACCCTGCCACAATTGCATCTGGTCAAGCTGGTTTTCCCACATAGACAAACCCATTGCCGCCTTGCTGATCAGCGCGGTTGGCTCAAGATTTTTGGTATGCTTCGATTTTTGGTGATAAGCCTTTTCACCGCCAAAAACTAACGTATTGCGGCAAAGGTCACGATAAGCCCCGCTGAATATCTGGAAAGCCCAACTCATATCAATGCTGTTGAAAATATCCATGCGGCAAACAACATTATCCTGCTTTTCACCGACGCCATGTTGCAAATCTAAAAAGTGCACAGTCCGATGAGCACGCAAGCCCCCGTCATAGATTCGATCCATGACCGCAACATTGCTGGTCGGCAAGTCGGTTGCACCCAGCACGTCGGCATGATTGGCGAATAGTTCATCATGCGGCACAAGCTTATAACTGGCACCGACAGGCCGGGTCTTTAACACTTCCCCGGTTGCAGTATTCTGCAAAGCCGAATAATCGGGCATTGGCTGATACTCGCACAATTCGACATCGCTATAATGTTGAGCGGTCACCGCCTCAATAGGCACCCGCCGCACCGAACCCATATCTTTAAAAATAGATATATCGGCAATGTTGTTATGTTTATGGACGGTCGCGCCGCCCTCGTTTTTGTATTCGGGTTGTATCAAGTCAAACATGTTCGGTTCCTTTCGTTGATTGAACATAACATAGTTAAACCAGAAATTGACCGCACGGGCAAATAAAAAATTTAGATAAAAAAACGGGACGGGAAAATTGATCCCGCCCCGCCCCGATAGATCAGCCCCCAACTCAACTGATCCGATGATGCCACCGCCGCCGGAACCAACAACCGATGCGGCATGGCACCCCAAAAAAATATAGTGTCGCCCCGTTTGTCACTTTACCGCCTCAACTATGGTTTGAACCCCGTTGCCTATAGTATAGCAAAGCAGACAATCACGACATTTTTGCCCCGTGCAATTCTGTTCAATACCTGCAAAGTGCTTTTCAACATTGTTAAACGTACGGTCAA